AAGTTTCTCTATACATTACTAGGCTTAATTTTCATAGCTAGTAATATTATTTCAATTTCTGCTAACGCTCAATACGGCGGTGGCCTTCCGTCTTATCAGGCGTGGACGAGTTACGGGCGCGGCTCAAACATTACATTTAGCACCACATCGGCCGCTACGCTGCTCCCTACAACGGGTTTGATTGCGCGTATTTGTAACTTAGGCACGGTTACCGTAGATGACGCTTATATAGCCTTTGGGACAGTGAATACGATTTCGGTTACAGCGGCTAATGGCAGTTGGTTAAAAGGCGGGACTTGTGGAAATTATAATTTGCAGCCTTTCGCCGCAACGCATTATACGTATATAGCCGCACTTTGCGTTGGGACTTGTACTTGTTCAAGTCCAGCTTGCCAGTTATACGTAGAAACCGGCATCGGCGCGAGCGTGCCCGGTCAATAATTTATGTCGCAACAAATTGATTTAACAAAAGCTACAAAAGTTTCAATCCGTAGGGCAGTAGATAAAACTGCCGATACAACGGATAAAAGTACTTTGCGTTTCTACACAATAGAAACGATATCCGCGCATAGATCGTATACGCCTGAGGGCTATTTGCTTTGTGAGGAAGCAACCCTATCGCGTACCGGGACCATGCTTTACAAGGCGGATGAGGTCCCGGTAACGGCGGGTGAAGACGGCTTAGTTACCGTTGTACGCTATGATGAAGACGTTTTCGCGCCAGAATCGATTGCGAGCGCCAACGGGAAGTCCGTTTGCAATAATCATCCCGCCGAAGGCCAAGATATTTCGCCAGAGAACTGGCGGGCCTTAGAAGTAGGAGTTATTTTACACCCGCGCCGGGGCAGCGGAGCCAAGAAAGACTGTTTAGTTGCCGATCTTTTAATTAAAGATAAAGAAGCAATAAGACTAATCGAATCGGGCAAAGTTCAGCTTTCTTGCGGTTACGACGCGGATTACGACGAAATTAAGCCCGGTTATGCCCGGCAGACTGGAATAATCATTAACCATGTTGCGATTGTCGAGAATGGCCGGTGTGGTCCGCGCTGCGCAATCATGGACGAGGATACGCTGCATTTAAGGGATTTTTGCCTTTCGGGCAAGCCAAAATTTAGGAACGGTAAAATGGCTGGACTTAATGAAACTTTAAAGCATCTTAAAGACGCGTTGAATAAAACTCATTTTACCCAAGATCAGGAAACAGAGCCTATGTCTGAAACTAATGAAGAACTCTTACAGCTCGCGTTAGAAGGTCTTAACAATCGTTTGGGTGATATTGAACGGCGTTTAAAAGCGCGCGACCGGCGCCGCGATGATGACGACGATGATGACCGGCGTTCGCGGGACCGTCATCATAACGACAGGTATTCTCGCGATGACGATGATGACCGGCGTTCGCGGGATCGTAGGGACGCTCGCCGCCGCCGCGATGATGATGACGATGATCGTTCGCGCGACCGGCGCCGCGATGACGATGACGATGATACGCGCGACCGGCGCCGCGATGACGATGATGACCGGCGTTCGCGGGATCGTAGGGACGCTCGCCGCCGCCGCGATGATGATGACGATGATCGTTCGCGCGACCGGCGCCGCGATGATGACGATGATCGTTCGCGCGACCGGCGCCGCGATGATGATGACGCGCACTTTACTGATAAGAAGCGCAGGCGCGACGAGGAAGAAGAAGTTGAAGCTGAAGCTGGCGATAAAAATAAAGACCGCGCCAGAAAATCTAAGGATAGCGGTTTCTTAGAGGATTCTTGGAAAGAAACTGTGGCTTTGGCAGAATGTTTGGTTCCAGGCATCGCTAAGCCACAGTTTACGCGCGACGCATCACCCATTGCCACTACAAAAGCTTTATGCGATTTCAGGAAAAGCGCCTTAACGCAGTATTTTACTGACGCCGCTGGACGGCAGCTTATCCTTGACCTAAATCGGGGCCAAACTCCTGATTTCGTCGGCATGTCATGCGGCGCCGCTCGCCAGTTGTTTAGGGATTGCGCAATCGTTGCGAAGCGCTTGAATAACACGCATAAAGCGGCCGATAGCGGAGTGGGCGGGGGCTTCGGCCTTATCAAAATTGCTAATCCCATCATCAGTGATCCAGTTGCGCATAACGCATGGGCTGCGAAGCATTGGGATAGTCAGCCTTACAACGGCAAAAGCTCAGAGTAATTCAACAAGCGCGTTTGTTTAGAGGAATTAAGTTACAATGAAAAATTCTGCTTTTGTTGTTAAAAATGGGCTTTTAGTTCGAAAGAAGAACTTTGATAAGTTGCCTTATCAGTCTTTTTCGGTGAAAACCCGTGACGTTGCATTTCCTTTCCGCATGGGCGCTGGTTTCGCTGGCGCGGTAAATAGGTCTCATCCGGCAAACATTGTGCCTTTTCTGAAAGACCCGACGAATCCCCCCACGTTTTTTGGGCAGGCCGTTAATATTAACCCTGCGAGCAACGCGGTTAGGTCTTATATCGCAAGCGACAGCACTACGCCCACGGACGTTTTCGGCGTAATCGTTCGCCCCTATCCATTCCTAGGCGTTACCGCGCCGACAAATAACTACGCGGGTACGGGCCAAACTCCGCCTTTCGGCGGAAATCAGCTTCCGGATGGCGCTGTAGACGTGCTGCTATGTGGCTTTATTATGGTTTCCGTCAACGGTACGCCGTCGAATGGCTCGCAGGCGTTTGTTTGGGATGCTGCAAGCAGCCCGCCGCATGTTCAAAGCGGTTGGGAAGCCTCTACGCCGGGCAGCAATGGTTTTGCGGTCACGTGGGATAAAATAACTTACGCATCCCCGCCCGACGCCAGCGGTATCGCTGAGCTAAGATTTAACGTCTAATAATTAAGGCTTAGTTGGCTTAATAGGAAAATAAGAAATGCTCTTAGTCGATACGAATAAATTTATTGCGCCGTCTAAGCCTTCTATTCGGCGCGTAACGCGCGGCAAAACTCGTGATATGCTGACTTACGACACGCGAGTTGCCACTCACGACGCGCAAGGAAATATGCTAGGGCGGCCCTTCGATCACGCGTATAAAACGCATGACGCCCTAGCAAAAATAAAAGACGGGAAATGGGCAACCGTTGACAGTACGGGCGCCTTTTATGTCGGTGAGCTGGAGCGTTTAGATTTAACCGCTCACGAGCCGCTTGCGGCTGTGTTTTGGTCCCGCGATATTGATCTACGCGAAGATGTTTCAATCGGCGATGACGCCAGTTCGTTTACGCTAACTAATTTCGGCTCAGCTGGCGGATTGGGTACGGGCCAAGGGATCGGCAACGGCAAGGCGTGGCTTACCCGCGAAACAACTCAAGTTACATCCGGCAGCGTTGACTTAGCCAAAATTCCTCATCCGTTACGGCCCTGGGGTTTTGAAGTTAAGTATACCATTTTCGAACTTGAATCGTCCGCGCGGCTCGGCCGTCCGATTGATAGCCAGCAATACGATTTGATGCGCTATAAGCATCAAATGGATATCGATGAGCAAGTCAATATCGGCGATACGGGTTTTGCCGATACCGGCTTAATCAATAACAGCCTTGTTACGCCTAATTCTCTTCCGGCCGGTGTTTCTGGCTTAAGTACATGGTCGCAGAAAACGCCCAACGAAATTCTAAACGATGTTAATTTCGCGCTTAACACTGTTTGGGCTAATTCCGGTTGGGCTTGGATGCCTTCGCATCTGCTCATTCCGCCCGCGCAGTTTTCATACATCTCAACGCAGCTTATTTCGTTGGCTGGTAATCAGTCGATTTTGACGTACTTGCTCAAGAACAACTTGACCGTTGAGCAGGGCGCGAAGCCGCTGCGCATCTATCCTACAAAATGGTGTTTAGGCTCCGGTAGCGGAGGCACCGTTGGCACCGTTGGCACCGTTGACCGCATGGTCGCTTACACCAAAATGAAAAACCTTGTGCGTTTCCCGATGACCGGCTTAGGCCGCACGCCGGTTACTTATGACGGCATGTGGCACAAATGCGTGTACTTCATGAAGTTGGGCGCGGTTGAATTGGTTTATCCTGAAACAATCGGCTATTTCGACGGCCTCTAGCCCCTTTTGCGGGGTAGAGCAGCCCGGTAGCTCGCCAGCCTCATAAGCTGGAGGCCAGCGGTTCAAATCCGCTCCCCGCTTCCAAATATAAATACCCTACCAGCAAGGATAATCACAGTGTTCGGAACCGAAGTCAAAGTTGTTCAGCCCGATGACCGAAGGGCTTACATTCCTTCGGATGTCATGGATTTGGCAACTTATATCGCTTTTAAGGCCAAATTTAACGCTAATCTTGACCGTGAAAATGGTAGGATTAAGCTGCGAAACGGAGCTTTACACGAGTCTCAGCCAAAAATTCCGGAATTGAGGGCGTATCCTACTGATGTTGTGTTGATGATTTCTCCGAAGTCTTTCATCATCACGTTACCCGATTTCAAGCGCGTTGTTATTCCTATCGGGGTTTTCAATTGCCCCTTGGAACTGGCGGAACACTGGTATATGGAATCCAACGGCGGCAAAGCTTATGAACATCCGGCGTCCCCGGTATTAGCCGCGCCCGCCGCGCCGGAAGTCGCCAAAGAGGCGCCTGCTTCTTCGCCGATTAAAAATTTGGCCGGTAAAAACAAGGGCTAAAAAATGCCGTTGACTGAAAAAGGCGAAAAAATTAAATCCGCCATGACCGCTGAATACGGCGAGAAAAAGGGCGAACAGGTTTTTTACGCCAGTAAAAACGCTGGTAAAATTTCAGGGGTTGACGAAATGAATGGTAGTCCCGAAGGCCTAAAGACTTATGGGGATGAGGGTTCGGAAGGCCTAAAGACTTATGGGGATGCGCATCATCATGAAGTTAAAGGCGTAACCGGACCGGAAATTGAAGATAAACACCGCGACGCGGGTATGGGGTTAGTCAACATGAAAGAAGAGAAGCGCGCTTCTGAAGCGGAATATCCTAAGCCTATGGATGCTGCTGCGCATCCGGGTTTTCCGCGAAAATTTCCGAATGATCCCTTCGGCGATGCCAATCCAAACGGCGGTTTCGACTGGCAAGAGTGCTGGACGGCTAGCGAAATGAAAAGCTCACCGTTCGCTATTTACAAAGAGTAACCCGCCCATGTCTGTGACGCCCGCAAGTTTTCGTTTTGATTATGAAGAGTTTGCAAGTTCCGTAATTTATACTAATAGCAGTATAGCTTATTGGATCAACTTTGCCAATCTTCTAATCAATCCGTGCTTGTTGGGCGGTTCGCCTGCGACGCCAAGCAATCCGCCAGCAACTCTTTACGATATCGCGGTTGAGCTATTTACCGCGCATAATTTGGTGCTAGAGCAACAGGCGCTTGCGGCATCTCAGAATAACGCCGTTCCGGGGCGGACAACCGGCCCTATTTCGTCCAAACACGCCGGGCCAATCTCTGTTTCTTACGATGTTGGCGCCGGTGTTGATGCTGATGACGGTCAATATAATCTAACGATATATGGCACGCGTTTTATCAATCTCTATAAGCTAGCTGGCGCCGGTGGCATGGTTGTTAACGGCAACGGCTTTGGTGCCAATTTCGGTCCTTTCCCTGTCTTTGGGGTTGGGCAAGCTTGGAGCGGTCCGCCGCTTTGGGGTGTGGGTCAATGGATATAAAGGATTAAATTCATGTCGTGGGCGTTCAAGTATGTCGCCGAGAATAAAGAGGCCGCGCTGGCGGAATTAGCGAAGCAACACGCGCCGGTTGCCGTCAAGTCCTTTGTCGCGAGCGCCATTGACGGATTGCTAGGTGATCCAATCATATCCGTTGACTCTGACGGGCATTTGGCTGAGTCCAATAGCTATCAAGTCAGTACGCACAGAACTACGGTGCAGCCTATCGTGGTAACCGCGAAAGCCCCGCCTAAAGCTGAAGGCTAAAAATGCTTGATTTCGAGGCCAAATCCACGCAGTTTGGCCTCGATCTGAAGAAAGTAGAAGCCGCGTTAATCGCTTTATCGAAAAAATCGCTTTTAATCGGTATAGTGAAAGACGAGGAACGAAAAAACAAATATATCGATAATTCTGCGTTGGGTTTTATTCATGAATTTGGTGCGCCAGAAGTTGGCATCCCCGCTCGGCCAATTTTATTTCCAACGCTAAACGATAATCAGGAAGAAATTCAAGAATCCTTAATGCTCGCGGCTAGCTATGCTATTCAAGGCGACGAGGAAGGCGTTGATAAAACCCTAAGTTCTCTTGGCGTATTTTTGGTTGTGCGCGTCAAAAATAGAATACTGAACAGTATTCCGCCACCGCTCGCTGCGAGCACGCTGCGGAAGTGGGTCACTAAGACAAAGCGCCGCATCGATTACGGGACAACTCCTTTAAAAGTCACCGCGCAATTCCTGAATTCGTTCACTTTCGCGCTAAGAGGCCGTTAAATCTATGCCCTACATCGATTTAACTTCGATCTTGCTTGACCCTGAAATAGCGGGCGAAAGATTTAAAGTCGTAAGGCGCCGAGAAAATGTTAACCCCTTCGGGCAATCGATTTTAACGCCCCAAACGTTTAGCGCAATTGGACAAGTTTCGCCGACTGGCAGAAACTCTCTTATACGCGAACAAGCTTTTAGCGCGCAAGAAAAAACAATCAAGGTTATAACCAATTTTAAGCTAATTGGGCCTTCTAAGGACAGTACAGAACAAGCCTATCAGGCTGATTTGATCTTTTGGAAGGGCAGTTATTACATCGTTGGGGAACTCTCGGATTATAGCCAATACGGCGCGGGCTTTGTTTCAGCCGATTGTTCTTCGTTTGACTGGACGATAGCTAGTACGCAAGGCCCCACGGGCTCCAATTTTGGTTTTGTATTTAATTTGAATTACAACTCAGCAAACATTCCATTATGTTATTAATCGTTCAAGACGGCCAAGGCAATCAACAAACTGTTGTGGTTAAAGGCCAAGAGGCCGTAGTTGATTATTCCGGGTCCATTACTACAACAGGCCAGTCACAAGCATTATTGGCCGCGAGTTCCACGCGCTCAGGCTGGTTATTCCAAAATAACGGCGGAAGTCCAATGACTATCAATGAAATTGGTAACAGCCCGCTGTCTAGTTCTTGGGTTGTGGCGCCGTTTGGCGGTATGTTTCCGCCTGAAAATTTTCCGTTGACTACTCAACAGCTTAATGTCGCGGGCGTGGCTGGTGATATCTATACCCTTCGGGCTTGGTGATGACGGATAGCTCAACGGGTGGTTTTCTAACTCCGTTAGCTTCGTTAGCCTCCCCTATTGAAGGGCAAGCGCTAAATCAGTTTTTGCAGCCTGCTATTGTTGCTTTAACTGGTTTGGCGCCTAATTTCGTTATTCCGGGCAATCAACCGGAACCGCCTAATATTCCAGCGGCAGGCGACGCTTGGTGTCAATTCAATTACGAAAAAATTGACGCGGACATATTTCCTTTTATCGGCCACAATACCGACGCGAGCGGTAACGGTTTCGATCAATTACAACGGCATGAATTATGGGCCATTAAGTGTGATTTTTTTGATTTAGGAACCAACGGTTTAGCTTCTTATTACGCCACGTTGCTTAGAGACAATTTGGCAATTCCGCAAAATCGAGAATTTTTAATTCCAGAAAATTTTAATTTGCGTGGAATTGGCAGTATTGAAGTGATACCTATAGTGTTCAAACAGCGGTGGCAATACAGGGAAAGATTTACTTTTTATTTGAAGCGTAACTCTGTGCGTAATTACGCGGTATTGAACGTCGCTTCCGTACAATTCACGGTTTATGCTGGTAATTTATCCATTACGGAAACTGTTAAAACCCAAGGTTAATACATGCCGTCTCCCGCAACGCTATCAATCAACAGCTTAATTACTATCGGCTTGAATTTAGCGGCGCAACCCGTGCCTACTGAAAGTTTTCAGTCTATGCTCATCCTTGGGCCTAGCACCGTAATTGACGTAACGGAGCGGTTTAGGGAATATACGACTTTTACGGGAGTTGCCGCAGATTTTGCCAGCAATACGCCGGAATACGCGGCGGCGCAGGAATGGTTTGGTCAGTCACCCACGCCCAATCAACTTTTCATCGGCCGATGGGTTCAAGCTGCTAGCGCCGGGCAGCTCATAGGCGGCACGATTTATGCGGCTAACCAAGCGTATGCTGTTTGGTCGGCTATTTCCAATGGTAGTTTTAAAATGACTATCAACGGCACGGCCGAAGTTTTTACGAGCCTAAATTTTACGGGTATTAGTTCGGGCAGTGTAATGAATGGCGTGGCAAGCGTTCTTCAAACTGCGCTTAACGCGGCTATTGCGGGCACTACGTGCGTTTGGAACGCCGTATATAACAATTTTATCATTACGAGCCCCACGACCGGCACAAGCTCAACAATTTCATTTGCTACTACGGACGTGGCCGTTGGAACGGATATTTCAACTCTTATGGGCGGCACCGCAGCAGCGGGCGCTTATACGGCCAACGGGCTCGCAGCGGAAACCGCGCTAGCTGCCGTAACACTATTCGATACGAATTGGCCTACAATGTGGTTTGGCCTGCATGTAGCGAGTGCAGTGGCCGCTGATTATTTGGCAATCGCCGGTTATATCGAGGCTACAGCCGGGCGGCATTTTCAAGGCATTCCTACGCAAGATGCGAATACGCTCGTGGGAAGCAATACGACCAATCTTGCATACGAGCTGTTACAGTTAGCGTACAATTGGAGCTGTATTCAGTATTCATCAACGTCTTTATATGCTGTCGTCAGTTTGCTAGGGCGTATTTTAACAACAGATTGGACCGCTAGTAATACTGCTATAGATTTGATGTATAAGCAGGAGCCGGGAATAACGCCTGAAAATATTAGCGCGCCTCAGGCTTTGGCGCTCAAAAACTTCAACTGTAATGCTTACGTGTCGTATAATATTGGTACTACTTTAGCCGGTACGCCGATTATTCAATACGGCATTTGTCCTTCTGGTAATTATATCGATACGGTAATAGGCGCGGCGGCGCTCGCCGGTCAAATACAAACTAATATTTTTAACGC